GGCTGGTGCGACGGAACTGTTGACGACTGAGGGGGCCCGCCGTCGTGTGAGGGTGGAGCTCGAGCAGGGCGAACCTGAGCAGGAGGGCACTGCGGATGTCTCCTGGATCGACGATGCCCGCCGCCGTCTCCACGCCGGCTGAACGGCTTTCCACCCTTCCTGAGGGTGAACCGAAGTTCACGTTGGGCTGGGAGGCGATCCGGTGGGCCGAGACGTGGCTGGTTCAACCGAACGGACCTCGGGCGGGTAGGCCGTTCCGGTTCACGTCCGACCAGCTGCGGTTTCTGTTGCACTGGTATGCGATGGATGCCGAGGGCCAGTGGCTGTATGACCATGGGGTCCGAAGGTTGGCGAAGGGGTCGGGCAAGTCGCCGTTTGCGGCGGTGCTGGCGCTGGTCGAGTTTTGCGCGCCGGTCAGGTTGGACCGTAAGGACGACCGTCTGCCTGGTGGTGTGCGGGGCCGTCATGTTCATATGCCGTGGGTGCAGATAGCTGCTACTGCGGAGTCGCAGACGAAAAACACGATGCGGATGGTCCGGGCGTTCGCGGCGAAGAAGTCCAAGGTCGTTGAGGAACACGGGCTGGATGTCGGCAAGACGGTGTACTACCGGTTGCCTGAGGGCACGTTGGAGGTCATCACCTCTAGTTCGACGGCTGCGGAGGGCGCTGAGGCGTCGTTTGTGGTTGCGGATGAGACGGAGCATTGGAAGCCGTCCAACGGCGGCCCGGAGATGGCTGCGACGCTTTCCGACAACCTGGCCAAGTCCGGCGAGCGGATGTTGGAGACCTGCAACGCGTGGGTTCCGGGGCAGGACACGGTCGCAGAGTCTTCGTGGGAAGCGTGGCTAGCGCAGCAGGAGGGACGTACACGCGGTGACGGCAAGATGCTGTACGACGCCCGTATGGCCCCGTCCGGTACCGACATGTCCGACCCTGACCAGCTACAGGCCGCACTTGAGTATGTGTATGCGGACTGTGACTGGAAGAAGCCGCATGTGGACGGCGAACCGGTGTCGGATGCGAAGCCGGACGTCCGTCCGCTCATGCGCAAGATATGGTCGCCGAAGTCGGACCCGAACGATTCCCGCCGCAAGTATCTGAACTGGCCGTCTGTCGCGTCTGACGCGTGGCTGGACCCGGCCGAGTGGAACCGGTTGTCTGCCGAAGTGACGGTGGACCCGGCCGAGCCGGTGGTGCTGTTCTTCGACGGGTCGAAGTCGCGGGACGCCACAGCCCTGGTCGGATGCACCCTCGATACGGGGCATGTGTTCACGCTTGGGGTGTGGGAACCTGATCCGGGCAACCCGCTGGAAACGGTCGACGCGTCCGAGGTGGACATGACGGTCCGCCGGACCATGGGCACCTACAACGTGGTGGCGTTCTATGCGGACGTTCGCGAGTGGGAATCGTTTGCGTTGACCGAATGGCCGCAACGCTACAAGGATCAGCTGAAGGTGTGGGCGCAGCCGTCGTCGAGGCCGCCGCAGCCGATCGCGTGGGACATGCGCGGCCATACCTACGAGTTCGCCAAGGCGGTTGAGGCCACCCACGCCGAGATCATCGACCGGTCGTTCACCCACGACGGCCATCCTGCTGTGGCACGTCATGTGGCCAACTGCCGGCGGCGTCCCTACCGGGATGCTCTGTCGGTCGGCAAGGCGTCTCCTGATTCGCCCCGGAAGATCGACGCTGCGGTGTGTGTCATCGGCGCCCGGATGGTCCGCAGGGTCGTGCTGGGTTCCGGGAAGATTCGACAGAAGTCCGGCAAGGCAGCGTTCCTGTAGGAGGTCCAGATGCTCAACCCTAAGGACGCGGTTGAGCAGGTCCGCCAGATGATCGAATGGCGCGACAAGGAAAAGCCACGGCTGGACCGGATCAGGTCCTACATGAAGGGCACAAACCCTGACGTGTGGCTGTCCTCCGGTGTCCCCGAAGAGGTCCGCCGGCTCGCCCAGATCGCCAAGGTCCCTGTGATCCGTCTGGTGGTCGAGTCGGTCGTCCAGTCCCTGTATGTGGACGGCTACCGGGCACCCAGAGCCGACGGGGACGTTCCTGCGTGGGAGGTGTGGCAGCGCAACCGGATGGACAAACGGCAGATGGGTGTCCACCGTGCTGCGTCGTCCTACGGCGCTTCGTACTCGACTGTCCTTCCCGGCGAGCCTGTCCCGGTGCTGCGTGGCGTGTCGCCACGGAACATGACCACCGTCTATGGCGAGGACGACGACTGGCCCGTCTGGGCGCTCGAGAAGCGCCGTACCGCCAAGGGCAAGATGTGGCGGCTGTACGACGAAACCCATTCGTACTGGGTCGGTGACGAGTCCGACAACGACTACGTCCAGGACCTGCGGTTCCTTTCCGACGAGGCCCACGATGCTGGTGTGACCCCGGTGGTCCGGTTTCTCGACACCGAAGATCTTGATGACGAGGTCACTGGCGAGGTCGAGCCGCTGATCCCGTTGCAGGATCAGATCAACATCACCACGTTCGGTCTGTTGGTCGCTCAGCATTACGGGGCGTTCCGGCAGCGGTACATCATCGGGTGGCTTGCGGAGACCGAGGAGCAGCGGCTGAAGGCTGCCGCGTCGGAACTGTGGACGTTCGAGGACGGCCCCGAAGACATCAAGATCGGCGAGTTCGAGCAGACCGACCTGAAGGGCTATCTGGACTCCCGTGAGGCGACGTTGCGGCATCTGGCGATGGTCGGACAGACCCCGGTGAACGAGTTGACGGGGATGCTTATCAACCTGTCGGCGGAAGCTCTTGTGGCAGCCCGCGATGCCCACAACCGCAAGATTGACGAACGTAAGACGGTACGGGGCGAGTCGTGGGAGCAGGCGCTGGACCTGTCCGGCCAGTACATGGGTCTGGATCTACCGCCGGACGCGTGGGTGCGGTGGAAGGACACTGATGCCCGTGCCCTGTCGGCGACTGCGGATGGGCTGGGCAAGTTCGCTGAGATGCTGGGCATCCCGAAGGAAGCACTGTGGGAGCGTGCAGCGGAGGCGATCGGTGCGCCACAGCAGGAACTTGAGACGTGGAAGGCGATGGCGGCCGAAGGGTCCGCGTTGGATCGTCTTACGGACCTGTTCGAGCGGCAGGGCAATGGCGAAAACTGACGCAGGTGCGTTCCTGACCGAACAGCACCGACGTCGTCAGCTGGCGTTGCGCAACGCGACGGTGCAGGAGTTGGCGGTGCTGTGGCCGGCATGGTCGGTGGACAACCCGGGTTCGTTCGACACGTTCGCCCAGGCCGCCACGACGTTGACGGTGTCGAGACGTCGCGAGTCGGCCGGAATCGCAGGTGGCTACTACGAAGCGTTCCGCACTGCCGAAGGTGCCGAGGGACGTGCAGCGTTGCGGCTGGCTGAAGACCTCGAACGGCGCCAGTTGACCGCCTACCTGCGGGCGTCCGGGTTGGGTTCGACCGTACGTGCGCTCAAGTCGGGCCGGTCGTTCACGCAGGCCCGTGACGTCGGGTTCGTGGAACTGTCCGGCGCCGTGTCCCTGCAGGTTCTCAACGGCGCACGGGACACGCTCACCGGATCGACACGGGCTGACAGTCAGGCACGAGGTTGGCAGCGGGTCACCGCCGGGGACCCGTGCCCGTTCTGCGTGATGCTGGCCGGACGGGGTCCGGTCTACAAGTCGAACACTTCCGGGTTCCAGGCACACAAACATTGTTCCTGCACGGCAGAGCCGGTGTACGGCACCGGCTGGCGTCCTGAGAACCGTGAACACAAGCAGACGTACGACGAAGCGCAGACGTGGGCACGCCACAACGACATGATGCCGTCAGGGACTGCCAACGACCAGCTGAACGCTCTACGCAGGTTTACGAACGCCTAGCCGACTTCCGCACCCGTGGAGGTGGGGGTGAAACACAAGAGAGCCCCAAGGAGGGCAACCCAATGAGCACGAACGATGTCCCGAACAATGGCGACCAGCCAACGCCCGAAGGCGACGAGGGCGATGTCCAGCCGATCTCTGAGGAAGGGATCGAGGACGAGGCGCTGCTGGCCAAGATTCGGAAGCAGAACAGCGAACTGAAGAACATGCGTCAGCGCATGAGGGAGGGCTTCGGCCCCGAGAGAGAACGGCTGACGCAACGCATCAAGGAACTCGAACCCCTGGCCAGCAAGGCCAAGGAGATCGAGGAGGCACAGAAGACCGAAGAGCAGAGGATGGCTGACAGGCTGTCCGAAGCGGAACGGAAGGCCCAGGAGGCCACCGCCGCTGCGCTTCGTCTCGAGGTCGCCCTTGATGTCGCGCCAGAGGGCATGTCCCTCTCGCAGATCCGCAAGCTCGCCAAGCGCCTGACCGGCGATGATCGAGGCCCTGGCGGCCGACGCGGAAGAGCTTTTCGCAGATTTCGCTCCCCCGGAGGGAGAGTCCACCCGCACCCCGCCCCGACGTCCGCAGGAGTCTCTGCGTTCGGGGGCTGCACCGGCAGAACAGTCCGGTGCGTCCAGTCCGTTGGAGCAGACGCTCCGCGACAAGCTTGGCATCCAGTGAGGGTGCCCAACCTTTAGGAGAACAACGTGGCGATCACTGCCGCAACTCAGCTCTCCGACTTCTCCGGGTTCCTCAACGCGGAGCAGTCGGCCCCCATCTTCGACCGTGCCCGACGGGTGTCGGCGGTGCAGCGTCTTGCCCGCCAGATCCCGCTGGGTGCTAGCGGTCAGGCGATCCCTGTCACCACCGGCAAGATGTCTGCCGGGTGGGTGTCTGAGGCCAACCCGAAGCCAGGGTCGGCCGGGTCGAAGGCCCTCAAGACCATGACGCCGCAGAAGATCGCTGCGATCGCTGTGGTGTCGACGGAGGTCGTCCGGGCCAATCCGGGCGGGTTCGTCACCGACATCCAGCCCGAAATGGCCGAAGCGTTCGCAGGTGCGTTCGACCGTGCATCTCTTCGTGACGAAGGTCCTGACGGCACGGCTGGCGGCGGTCCGTTCGCGACCTTCATCGGTCAGACCACCAACGCGGTCGAGTTCGGTACCGGAACGACCATCTACAACGACCTGGTTGCGGGCGGCAGCCTGCTGGCTGCAGCAGGAACCGACCTGACCGGGTTTGCGTTCGGCCGCAGGGTCGAGTGGGAGTTCCTCGACGTCCTCGACAGCACCAACCGTCCGATCTTCATCGACACGCCCCTGGACCAGACCACTGCGGCTCTGTTCGAGGCCAACGAGAACATCCCGGCCCGTCCGGGACGTCTGCTGGGCCGTCCGTCGTGGATGGCGGACGGTGTCGCCGAGGACATTCCCGGTGGCGCTTCGACGACATACATCCAGGGCTACGGCGGCGACTGGTCGCAGGCTGCGTGGGGTGTCGTCGGCGGGATCTCCTACAAGGTCTCGACCGAAGCGACGGTGACCATCAACGGGTCGCTCGTGTCGCTGTTCGAGAACAACCTGGTGGCGATCCTCGGTGAAGCCGAGTACGGGTTCCTGGTCAACGACCCGGACGCGTTCGTCGAGTACACCGAAACCACCCCGGTCTGACCTGACGGCGGCCCACCTTCGGGTGGGCCGCCACAACCATGAGAGGCAAGACGATGGCTGCAAAGAAGAAGGACGACCCGAAGACGGTGACGCGTTACACGTCCAAGGGGACGAAGGTCACCATCTCTGAGGAGAAGGCAGAGCGGCTCGGTGCAGGGTTCTCGAAGACCGACCCGACCAAGCAGACCGCTTCCAAGTCGCAGTCCTGAGCGAGACGGGAGGTTGAGTGATGGCTGATCTGATCTCCATCGACATGGTCACCTCCCGGCTCGGCCCGAACGTGCCTGTAGACGTCACGCAGGTGGGCGACTTCATTTCGGATGCGACTGCGCTTGTCCGTGACGCTGCCGAAGGCGCGTTGGATGCGACAGATCACACCTCTGTCGCAGACGACTTCCCGACGGTCGTACCGGTGGTCGTGTCGGCTGTGCGACGCATGTTGGTCAACCCGGACGGGTTCGGCTCCGAAATGTTGGACGGCTACCGGTTCGAGCAGGCGTCTAAGTCTGGGGTGTTCCTGACGAAGCTGGAGTGGCGCACGGTCCGTAAGGCGGCCGGGCTGCTGTCGGCCAAGTCGGTGAACCTCAACGTTGACGTGCCGACCCCGAAGACTGAGGCGACCCCTGAGGAAGAGATCGGCTGGGTGAAGCTGTGAGCCTCGACGGGATCAGAATGCGGCAGCTGGCCCGTCTGGACGACCGCTGCACCATCACCCGCGGGACCTACCCCGACCATGCCGAGGTCGCTTCCGGCGTGCCATGCCAGGTGAGGACGTCGTCGTCACGGGCGAACCGTGAAGTGGATGTGGCTCAGGGCGAGAAGATCACTCTGCCGGTCTACGTACTTCGTGTGTCCCGCGACCAGGACATCGCCCGCCATGACGTCGTTGAGGTGACCCGTTCGCAGGACCCGGAGTTCACCGGCCGGTATCTGACTGTGGTGGAGGTCACCGCCGATTCGCTGGTGGCGACCCGCACGGTGACGTGCAGGGAGCAGCAGACGTGAGCGACTTCGACCGGCTGTCTGCCGACATGGACAAGGCCGCAACGGACGTGGTGAAGCGCGGCCGTGGTGTCACCGCCAAGCATGTCGACCAGATGGCTGCGGCGGCGAAGGCCAACGCCCTGTCTTCGTGGACGAAGTACGGACGTGGCGCGGCAGGTTCGGCAGGGACGATCCGCGGCCGGATGTCTAGCGACCGGTCCGAGATTGTCGGGTACGTGTTCGCCTCAGGCGAAGGGGCGTTCCAGGCCGAACATGGCACCTCGAACCGTGCCCCCGATCCCGTGTTGGGTCAGGCTACCGAAGCCGGTACGGGCGCTTGGATCGAAGGTCTCAACGATCTGCTTGGGGATCTGCTGTGACGGTCGACCTTGACGCCCACACCCAAGCGGTTGTGGACATGCTCGACACTGCGGGGCTGCTCGTTGGCCGCGGGAAAGCTCCGGACGGGGCAGGCTGGCCGGGCGCTCCGGGACAGTCGCAGTTTGCCCCCTACGTGATCGTGTGGCGTATCGGCGCAGCCGACCTGTCCGCCCCGTACCTGGGCGGCGGTTACGACGAGGCCCGGCCGCTGTTCCACATACGCACTGTCGGTGCCACCCCCACGGAAGCTGACGTCACGTTGGACGCGGTGAACACGGCGATGTTGGGGCAGACCGTCACAGTTTCTGGCCGCAGGGTCTGGCGGGTGATCTACGACACGTCGATTACGACGACGAGGGACACCGATGTGACCCCGCCTGTCTATTACACGGGCGTCTACTACCGGCTTATCACGGAGGCAACATGAGTCTGATTGCAGTTGACCCTGACACCGGACGTACCCGACGGGCCACGTCAGAAGCCCACTTCCAGACCCTGCTGGGGCTCGGTTTCGAGCCCCACGACCCCGATCTGTCGGGCATCCCGTCCGACGTCCCTACCTCGGCTGCGGCCGAGGTTTCCGATGAGCCCGAACCGCAGCAGGAGGACTGACTGTGTCAATCGCCTACGAAAACAACCTGAAGGTCAAGTGGGTCACCACGATCGCTGACCCCACCGCACCGACCACCCTCGAACTCTCCGCAGGTGACGACCTGACGCCGTACATTCCGGTGTCTGGTGTCGACCGGCCGTCACAGCAGAACCAGGCGTCTCTTGCGATGCTCGACGACGCGTTCATTTCCGAGTCGCCCGGAACCTGGTCGGTCGGACCGATCAACCTCACGTTCGTGCGTGACCCGGCAAACGAGGACGCCACCCACCCGTGGCAGCTGTTCTCCTATGGCACAGCCGGCTTCCTGGTGATCTCACCGAACGACTCGTTCGATTCGGCTGACGAGGTGTCGGTGTACACGGTCACGTCTCACGAACCGGCCGAGATGCCGTCTGCGGAGAACACCAAGCAGCAGTTCACGGTGAGCTTCCCTGTGTCGTCGTTTGAGCGTCGGGCCACGGTCGCGGCGTGACCGACCCGCTCGACACCATCGAAGCGGAAGCGTCAGAAACGGTCGTCCATGCCGACGTGTGTGTGGACGGCCGTCTTCTGGCGTCCTACCACGACTCGCTCACCCGTCTGGCGAACCACGACCCCGACGGGATGCTCGAGGCCGACGGGCTGGAGACGCTGGCCGAAGAGGTCCAGCGGCTACAGGCCCACGTCAAGGCACGGACGCACCGGTACACGTTCGCGTGTATCGACCGGACCGAACGTGAACAGCTGGCTGACCTGCATCCCCCGAAGTCGAAGAAACATCAGGACTGGGACCCGGAAGGGTTCGAGCCGGCGTTGACTGCCGCGTCGCTGGTGGAGGTCGACGGCCAGCCGACGTCTCGCACTAGGGAGTCGCTGGTCGACCACTTCGACAAGCTTCGCCGTACCTTGCCTCCGGGCGAGAACGGCTGGGGCCTGATCTGGAACGCGGTCGTGCAGGCGAACGGAACAGGCACCCAGGTCCCCCCTACCGTGAGCGGTATCGTCGATCGGTTTCTTTCCGGGCTGAACTCGACTACGCAGCAGGAGCAGGAATCCCGCTGAGTGTCTTCCGGGGGCGTGTCCCCGGCGACGACGAACCGCTCTGGCTCGAAGAAGACCGGCAGGCTGCGGTCCAGTGGCAGCACGAACAGAACGGCCTGTGCTCGTGCTGCGGGTTCCCGAAAGACCAGGCGTGGATTCTGCCGGACGACCCGCCTGACGTGGTCGACGCCAAGTATCTGCGGTTCCGTGGTCATGCGATCAAGTGCATGGCCGGTGCTGCCCGTGACGCACGCCGTGACGAGTATGAGCAGTCGGCGGCGACGGCACAGGACGGCAAGAAAGTGTTGGACCGTCAGGGAATCATCTTCCCTGTCGTAGAGAACTAGTCGCCGCTGGTGATCCACGCCCCCAACGCTGCGAGTACCGCCGCGACCCCGGACACGGCAGCGCCGATCTGCCACACGCCCCCGCGGACAGGTGGGTCCTCAGGGAAGGCACCCGCGAGGGTCTGCCCGAACTCCCACACCCGGTAGGCGCTTTCGGCACGTCCCGCCTGCCACAGCATCAGCAGGGCACCTAGCCCTGCGACTACGGCGATGACGGCTAGCGCAGCCGTGGCTCGTTCACGCATCACGTTTCCCTTCGCCCGATGGGGACACTGTAGAGGAGGTTCCGCATGGCTGAGAGGACCGTGCGGGTACGCCTCGAAGCTGCCACCCAACAGTTCAAGCAGCAGTTCAAGCAGGCGTCGGCCACGGTGAAGGCCGAGGGCCGCACCATGATGGGTGTCGCCGAACGCAACTCGGCCGCGTTCACCGCCGCAGGTGTCGCCGTCGGCGCGGCCGGCGCAGCCATTGCGATGGGACTCAAGTCTGCAGGCCGTGAAGCTGCAGCGTTCGAGTCGCGGCTGACCAAGTCCACCACCCTCATCGGTGTCTCCACCTCAGAGATGCGCAAGATGGGTGACGCGGCCCTACGCATGTCGGAAACAGGCAAGGGACCGCAGGAGCTTGCGGACGCACTGTTCTTCGCCCAGTCTGCCGGACTTCGCGGCGCCGACGCACTGGATGTTGTGGAACAGTCGACCAAGGCCGCGTCGATCGGGCTGGGTGACACTGCCACCATCACTGACCTTGTCACTTCTGCGGTGAACGCCTACGGGTCTGAGACCCTGTCGGCGTCGGATGCGACTGACACGCTGGTCGGGACGGTCCGTGAAGGTAAGGCCGAAGCGGACGAGTTGGCCGGGTCGATGGGTCGTGTCCTGCCGATCGCGTCGAACATGGGCGTGTCGTTGGATCAGGTTGGTGCGGCGATGGCTGCGATGACCCGTACCGGCACGAACGCGGCCGAGTCCGCAACCCAGCTGCGTGCGATCATGCTGGGTCTGCTCAAGCCCACCCAACAGGCCGAAGAGGCCATGGCAGGGCTGGGCCTGTCGTCTTCGGGTCTGCGTGACACCATCCAGGAGGATGGGCTGTGGGCGGCCCTGCAGCAGCTGAAGACGGCTGTCGGCGACAACGACGACGTCATGGCCCAGATTTTCCCGAACGTCCGTGCCCTTGCTGGTGTGATGGACCTCACCGGCGCCTCTGCAGAGGCCACCGGCCAGATATTCGAGAACATGACTGACGTCACCGGCCTGACGGCCGACGGGTTCGAGGAATGGTCGAAGACGACCGAGGCGTCACAGAAGCGGTTTTCCGCGTCGATGGAAGCCGTCAAGATCGCCGCAGGCGAAAGTCTGCAGGGCCCGCTGAAGACCGTCCTCGATCTGGGGACCGGACTCAACCAGTCGTTTGTGGATCTGCCCCCGGCGGCACAGCAGGTCGCTACCGGACTGGCTGCTGCCACGTCAGCTACTGCCCTGCTGGGTGGTGCCGCACTGGTGGCGCTGCCACGCATCCAGCAGACCAAGGAAGCACTGCAGGCGATGGGCGCCACCAAGACGTTGGGGGCGCTGTCCAAGACCAAGTCGTTTCTGATGGGGCCGTGGGGCGCGGCGATGGGCGCGGCGGTGGTCGGTATCGGCCTGTTCGCCAAGGCCAAGGCCGAACAGCAGGAACGCATTGAAGCGGTCATCGCAAGTCTGGACAAGGAGACAGGGGCGCTGACGGACGACACTCGGGCGATGCTGGCGAACGAGCTGGCAACTTCCGGTGCTCTCGACCGTGCCGAAGCGTTGGGGCTGGCCAAGGGCGACCTGATCGCCCACCTCAACGGCGAAGAGGACGCCACCCGACGTGTCAACGAAGCCATCCAGGAGAATCTGGGCACGGCTGGCCCTGCCGGCGACGCGGCGTTCAAACTCACCGGGTTCCTACGGGAACGCAACCACGAACTCAAGGCCGGCCAGGAACAGTGGCGGGCCGAGAACGAGGCCCTGTCCGCCTCGGAAGGCCGCTACCTCGACGTTGCTCATGCCATCAACTCTGGTCTGACCCCTGCCGAGGCGTCACTTCGGATGGAGATGCAGGCACTCACAGACACGCAGGGTGAAGCGACTGACGCAGCCGAAGACCAGACCGAAGGGCTCGAAGACCTTGGGGACGAAACGGAGGATGTGACGTCGGCGACGGACAAGCTCGTCGACGCGTTGGACCGTCTGATAGGCCGGCATGTCGACGCCCGCGGCGCGCAGATCAAGATGTTGGAGTCTTTGGACGCGATCACCGAAGGGGTGGAGGAGAACGGCACGTCGCTGGACATCAACACCGAGTCTGGCCGTGACAACCTGTCGATGGTTCACGACTCGATCAACTCGATCACCGACCTGGCAGCGAAGCGGCTGGACGAGGGCGCAGCGATAGGTGAGGTCACGTCGGAGACGCTGGCCAACGTCGAAGCGTTGAAGGAGCAGATGCGTCAGGCAGGGTTCACCGAACAGCAGGTTGCGGACCTGATTGCCCAGTACAACCTGACGCCGGACGAGATAACGACGTCGATCGCAGCGGACACGGCCGATGCCGAAGCGGCGTTCAACCGGATCCTGGCGCAACTCACCCGGATAACTGGCACGAAGCATGTCCGGGTCGAGGGAAGCGATGCCCTGGTGCCCAAGGGTGTCACTCGTCACAGCGGCGGCTGGATCACTGCGAACGACCGTCCGTCCTCAGGTGTGGCATCGATGATGGGCCTGAGGGGCGACGAGGTTCCGGCGACGTTGCAGACCGGAGAGCTGGTGCTGTCCCGCAGTCAGGCTGCCGCCTACATGGGCGGTGGCGGGTCGACGAGCAACACGACCCAGAAGACGGTCAACCAGAACTTCGCCGGCCAGCCTGACGCCAACCAGGCCGGCCGTGCTGCCGCCCTTGCGTTGCGGATGTCCTGATGAGCGACTGGCAGTTCACCTACACGTCCCCGACCGGCGACAGTGTCACGTTCGGTGCCGGCACAGATTTGGCGTTGAACTCGATCGACGGGCTGGACGGGTTCGACCAGGCACGTACGTCCACTTCTTCGATCCCCCGTGGCGACGGTGCCGTACCGGGCCAGCACTTCCATCCTGAGCGGACCCCGGTGTTCGGGTGGCGGGTGATCTCTCAGGACATGACGGCTGTCCGTGAGAAGGCGTTGAAGGCGTTGACGGTGTCCCGTTCGGACGAAGGTGTCCTGTCGTGGCAACGGCCGGGTGAGACGCCACGGCTTCTGTACTGCCGTCCTATTGCGGCGCCGTGGCCCACCACACACCCGTCACATGTTGCGGATGTGAAGGTGGCGTTTGAGGCTGCCGACCCGCGCATGTATTCGGCCGAAGGCAAGCAGGTCACCCTGCAGCCTTATACGGCCGGTGGCGGCCTGGACTACACGGTCGATTACGCCAAAGAGTTTACGGTCACAGGTTTGGAGAAGTCGGCGTCGAATGTGGGGAATGCTCCTGCCCCTACGGTCCTGCGGTTCTACGGTCCGTCGTCGGGGACGTGCACTGCGGTGCGTCTTACGAACGTGACCACCGGGGTCGAGCTTGAGGTTGTGACGGACATTGTGCCCGGCCAGATTTTGACGGTGGATGTGCGGGCGTTTGTTGCGTCGACGGGGGCCCGTGTGGTGGACCTGTCTGGCAGTGGCCGGTACGGCAGCTTTTCGCAGCCTCGTCTGCCGTTGATGATTGAGCCAGGCGACGTCAACGTGCTCCGGTTCGACGGTTCAGGGACCACGGACGGTATGCGCTGTCTGGTGAACTGGAGCGACTGTTGGCTGAGCTGATGAACGTTAGGGACTGACATGCCTACCACGTCTTTCGTTGATGCCTCTATGGGCGCGAGGGCTATCGGTGCCCGCACTGACTCTGCTGGGGCAGCCGTAACGGATCTCTCCTCGTCTGAGGACCGCATCCTGAACGATGTCCTCACCGAAGGGTTCCTGACTTCGGACGCGTTTGTGGTGGCGGCAGATTCGCCTGCGTCGATGGATGTCATTGTGGGGTCTGGGACGTCGGGTGCGGACCTGTATGTGGTGGCGGGGGATGATGCCGGTCAGCACAACTATCTGTGTCGGCTGGACTCGTCTGGTGTGACGGTCTCTCTGGATGCTTCGGACGGGTCGAACGGCCGGATAGACGAGGTGTGGCTGGTGGTGGCGGATAACGCGTACGACTCTGGGGGGGTGTCGTTGCCGCGTATCGGCTACCGGAAGGGTGACGCTGCCGCTTCGCCGTCTGCGCCTGGTGCGGATAGTGCGTGGAAGGCTGCGGTGAGGTTGGCGTCTGTCTCTGTGGGGGCGGGGGTGACGTCGATCACCGCGGGCAATAGCCCCGACAACCGGGCGGCGGCGAATCTCAATGGTGTCCTGTCTGAGCAGTTCGCGGACGTGGCTGGGGATACG